GAGCTAGAGTAGGTTATCAAGAAGCTCAAGCTATAACCACACAGGCCGCTAATAGAGGCACGGAGATGCATTATGTTCTTGAGAACTATATCAATGGTGTTGGCTATCTAAACCTAAGCTCTAAAGGGGCTCAATCAAGGATTATGGCCCATAAGATCATAGAGAACTTAGAACCATTAAAGATTATATATGGAAATGAGGTTAGCCTTGCTTATGACGACCAATGGGCAGGATCCACGGACCTTGTGGGTAGCTTTGATGACAAGGATACAATTATAGATTTTAAACAGTCTAATCGTTTAAAAAAAGAAGAGTATGTAGAAGATTATTATTATCAGATTGCTGCTTACTCTCTTGCTCATAAAAAGAATTATGGAAACATAGAGCAAGGTTTAATTTGTATCTGTACTAAGGATGGAATATATCAGCAGTTCAAAATGGATCAAAAAAAACTTTTAGAATATGAGAGCAAGTGGTTTGACAGAGTTCAAAAATATCATACAATGTCAGTCAATGGATAATAAATTACTCGTTCACAAACATTTAATTGTTCGTGCTGAAGTCTATCGCCCGCCGATGGACGAGGAGTTTCTTAGGCGTTGGTTTCAAGATTTCATAGAACAAATTGGTATGAAGGTTATGATGGGGCCTTATGTTAAGTATTCTAACATGGAAGGTAACCGTGGTATTACCGGAGCTGCTATCATAGAGACATCACATATCGTAATGCATATCTGGGATGAAGTTCATCCAGCATTAATGCAATTTGATGTATATAGTTGTGGTGAGTTTGATCCAGAAACTATTTGCGATAAGATAGATAAAGATTTTACAGTTCATAAAATAGAATATAAATTTTTAGATAGAGAACATGATCTAAAAGAAATACACAAAATATCATATAAACAACCCAATCATGAATTAAAATATGATTCACTTGGGTATTGAAATATAATCAATAGTTATTATATAATCTAATAGACTGCACCAATAGGGGTGGGTCAATTAACTTGCTTAAAAAGGAGATAATTATGTTTAATACTTTATTAGACAATAATGGTTTACTTAACGTAAACAAAATACAAAAACAATTATTCAACGGATCAACAAAGTTTTTTGATGATACATTTGAAAATATTTTTGACACGTGGTCAAAAGTACAATCTTTTCCATTCTATAACGTAATTAAATACTCAAAAGGTAAATACGCAATAGAAATGGGTTTAGCTGGATACAATAAAGAAAATGTACTTGTAGAAGTTAAAGATGGTATTTTAACCATTGAGGGTAAAGTAGATGATAAGAACGTAGATTACGTTCAAAAAGGTCTAGCATTTAGACAATTCTTTAAACAGTTTGAACTAGCTAAAGATGTAGTAGTTGATGAAGCTGAAATGAAAGACGGCCTATTAAAGATTAAATTTGGCTACAATGAACCAAAAGAAATTGAAGGCGTTAAAATAGATATTAAGTAATGATGCCTTACAACGAAGAAGAAGTTAATTGGTTAACCATCGTTTAACTTCTTCGCCTAATGTCTCTGCGCTTATTTTAATTTTTCTTTGTAGTGCAGAGACAATAAGCATATCAATAGAATTTCTCATTAATATATCTACGTAAGTAACATTTTTCTTTTGTCCAATACGGTGGGCTCTATCTTCTGATTGTTGTCTTACTTCAAGATTGTAAGAGTTAGAAAAATAAACAACATAAGATGCAGCAGTTAATGTAAGTCCATAACCACCTGTAGTTGGATTACCTACAAAAAATCTAACATCAGGATCATTTTGAAATTTGTCTACAGCCATAGTTCTATTCTCAACCGAGACAGCACCATAAATACTTACAACAGATTTATCACCATAAAGTTTTTTAAGTAAATTACAGATTGATTCGATATTATATATATAATTAGCCCAAATAATAAATTTACCAGTGCCTTCTTCTATTACTTTAGTTAATTCTTTTAATTTAGGGCAGTCTTCCATTTCAACAACTACACCCTCATTTGTCTTTAAAAAACCATTACATACTTGATGTAGCTTTAACATTTCAGTTAGTTTGTTAGCAAAACTAACCTCTTGATCTTGTATAATAGCAAATGCGTGTTCTTGCATTTGTTTGTAAACTTTTTTTTGTTCTAAAGTAAAATCTACAAATCTCTGTTGGTAAATTTTTTCTGGTAAATCTAAACAATCTTCTTTGCGAACTCTGTAAGAAAAAGATTTAAGTTTATCCTCTAGTTCATGAAGATTAATAAAATATTTTGGAATTAATATAACCCTATCATTACTTACTGGTATAGGTTCCATCATACAGTATCTGTTTCTAAACGATAAAAATGATTTAAACCCTAATAAAGATGGACTTAAGAAAGAACATTGTGTATANAANTCTAATGGAGATTTTGTTATTGGTGAGCCTGTTAGGATTCTTTTGTATCTTGCCATTGTACCTAATTTACAAATCGCTTTTGTTCGTTTTGCTTCTCGGTTTTTTATTGTTGTGCTTTCATCAAGGATCATCATCGCGTGATGACCAAGATTATTAAGTATTGGTGTAAGTAATTGTATTCCACTTTGATGACTAAAAGCTTCAACGTTAATTAAATAAAAATTTAATTTATCAGCAAAGTATTGAAATTTTTTATCTACTTTATGAACAAAAATATTGTAATCCTTAATAGGACAATGTGTTTCAATTTCTTTTATCCAGTTTTGATAAACTGAGTTAGGTGCAATTACAATTACAAGTTGTATTTGTTTTTCTTGATATAAATACGCAGCATTATCAATAGCAACTTTAGTTTTACCAGTTCCCATTTCCATGAAATAGGCGAAGTTTTTAAGTTTAGCACCTTTGATAAGAGCTTGNCTTTGATGCTCGTAAGGATTTGTTTTATAAATATATTTTTCAGTCATGTTACGTGTTTAGATACTTTTATAGTATTTAAAATTTTTTATATTTTTTTCTTTACATTGTCAAATAATTAATTTAATAACGAATCAAAAGGAGGTCCCTATGGACTTAGAAGCAGCATCGGCCTCAATACAGGTCGACACGGCTTTATCTAGCGATATAGCCAAGTCTTGCAATAAGTTATTGGAAACTCAGAAACAAATAATGACGGCAGAAGAACAATTAGCCAAGCTAAAAGAATCTGAAGCATTACTTTCTGAGCTAACAATTCCAAACTTAATGCAACAAGCCGGCATAGCAATGCTTAAATTAGCAGATGGTTCATCTGTTGAGGTAAAGCCTTTTTATGCAGCAAGAATACCATCGTCAAAAATTGAAGAAGCTTTTAGTTGGCTTCGCAGTAATGGCTTTGGTGATTTAATTAAGAACAACGTAACATTAACCTTTGGACGTTCAGAAGATCAAGATGCAAAAAACTTGGTTGACGAACTAAAGAAAAAAGGTCATAATGTAACACAGACCGAAAAGGTAGAACCTATGACCTTGAAGGCGTTTGTAAAAGAACAAATTCAAATGGGTCGTAATGTTCCTGCCGATATATTCGGTGTTTACGTTGCAAACAAAACAAAAATAACCACGAAGGAGTAATCATGGTACAAGCACAAGCACGAGTTGCTACTGCGCCTAAAGCAGAAGTAACTATAAAAAAAGAAGCGCCACTTCCTGCGCAGTTTGACTTATTGGAAGAAGCATCAGGACAGGGAATGGAATTTGTCACAGCACGTGATACAAAACTTCCTATCTTAAAAGTCCTATATCCTAGTTCACCAGTATTAGAAGAAGGTCACGGCAAGTTTATTGCTGAGGCTAAAGCTGGAGACATATATAATGAAATCACAGGTTCATTATATAAGGGTAAAGAAGGTGTGATTGTTATACCTTGTCTTTACATTAATACATTTAATGAATGGAAAGACAGAGGAGACAGTCCAGGCAGACCAGTAAAGATACATACTGATCCTTCAATCCTTGCACAAACGACAAGGGGAGATGACAGTAAAGATAGATTACCAAGTGGTAATTATATTGAAGATACTGGTAATCACTTTGTTTATATTCTTGATAAAGATTATAATCCAAAGGAAACAGCTTTAATTGCAATGAAGTCTACGCAAAAGAAGAAATCCAAAACTTGGAATTCAATGATGCAAAGTAGAAGACTTCAAGGTAAAAAAGGTTATTTCATGCCACCATCTTGGGCAACTTCATACAAATTAACCACAACTAAAGAATCCGGTAATAACAATTCTTGGTTTGGTTGGGTTGTTGAGTTTGATCAATACTTGAATGATCCTAAATTTGCAGCAGCATTAGATGCAGCAAGAGGATTTTACGAGAGTGCCAGAAAGTCTGACATTTTTGGTAAGATTCATTTTAACCAAGAAGAAACTGTAGAAGCTACATCAAGCGAATCAGTACCATTCTAATTATGAATGCACAAAAGTTACTAGATCTATTCGCTGGTGACTTAACTAAATATATTAAGGTCACTCTTTTGGGTGACCTTAATGAACGTAGTAAGAAGTCTGCAAAGTACGTCACGATTGACGAACCAGTGACCACGGACCTGTGGCAGAGCCATCTTGATGGCAAACAGATTATTGGTGTTAGACCAGAATTTAATAACAAATGTAAGTGGGGTTGTATCGATATAGATCCTGCTGATTATAAAGATTATTCAGAAAAGAAATACGTAGAGATTATTAAGAATCATAAATTACCATTAGTGCCTGTAAAATCTAAATCAGGTGGTTTACATTTATTTTTATTCTTAACTGATTGGGCAGACAAAATTAAAGTTGTAGAAAAATTACAAGAAATAAACAAAGAATATTTTTTATCTAAAGAAGTTTTCCCATGCAATAAAGCAGTAGGAATGCCTTATCATAAATGGGAAGCTGCAGTAGAGTATGCATATGATGATGANAANAANGCAGTTATATTAGGTAGGTTTTTAGAAATAGCNGAATCAAAAAAATTATNTCCNGAAGANTTTTTTAANTTTAAAATAACAGANTACGAACCAGAAACTTTTTACAGAGAATATCCGCCTTGTATACAAAAAGTATTACATGATGGTTGGACAGGAGATAGAAACAATATGTTATTNAACATATGTGTTCTTGAATTAAAAAAATCTGAAGGCACACTAACATTAAAACAATTAAAAGAAATTGCTTGGGAAAGACAAAGACTTGCTTTTGCAAAACACAAAGATGGTCCGTTACAAAGAAATGAAAGCGATGGAACTGCTGAGTCTGTGTTTAAAAAAGGGTATGAATATATGTGTCCACCTAAGTACGGATTTATAGAGAGTATTTGTAACAAAGAATTATGTAAGACAAGAAGACTTGGAATCATGGCGCAAACTCCAGATATATTTAATGAGTTTGAAAATGTTACTTATTCACAAGACACTAAAACAACTTATTATGAATTTGATTACAAAGGTACTCATATAGTTGTTCTTCCTGAAGATATGAAAGATGAAAAAACCTGGAGAACAAAATTAATTAAACATAAAATATTTTGGAGAACATTACCCAAGGTTAAAAAGGGTCCACCATTATTTGAATTGTTAATGGAAGCCTTAGTAAACAAAGCAGAAGAGAGTAAAGATTTTAACAATAAAGATACTAGAGAAGAGATAAGACATGTTGCCTTAAAAGATTTTTTTGAAAAGACTTGGGAGTTAGATGATTTTTCTAAAATGGATCATGGTTATACAATTAGAAAATCAGATTCAACATTAGTTTATTTTAAAAGATCTACATTAGATTCTTGGATAAAAAGAAATGCTTCTCATTTATTTAGTTCTACAGTAGAAGCGCTAAACTTTTTGAAATGCAAAAGACATGATTTTTTTCAAGGTGTTAAAAATGTATGGTATGTAGACATGCCTGATTTTGAGAAAGGTAAAGAAATAAAAGCTAACGGTTCAAGTAAAAAAACAACAAGTGAAATGGATGATGAATATCACAACAAATTTAGAGCTCCAAAAACAGAGGGCACTATACAAGAAAACAATTAAAATATTTGGTCCTCCCGGAACAGGTAAAACACACAATTTAATTGAAAGAGTTTTAAAAGGAGCTTTACGAAGAAACATAAACCCAAATAATATTGCTTTTATTTCATTTACTAATAAAGCTGTAAGCACAGCAAGGGATAGGGCTTTATCAGCATTTCCAAAATATACTTTAAAAGATTTTAACAGATTTAAAACATTACATTCTTATTGTAGAAGATACTTTCAAGAAGAAGTATTTGATACTAAGGATTGCATGCTTGATTTTGCATTACAAAATAAAATTATAAGAACGAGTGATAGTAGAGTTGATGATGATAACTTTACTTACAAAGATTGGTCTCTTGCCATTTATGATAAAGCAAGAAATATGATGGAAGATCCTGTTAAAGTTTACAAAAAAGAAACTTATAAAAAAGAACCCTTAAATGTTTATCTTAGAAAGATAGACACTTACGAACATTACAAACGATCAGGGGGAGAAAATTCATTTATAGATTTTACAGATATGATAGGTCGTGCCATTGATGAAATAGAATTTCCACCATTAGATATATTAATTTTAGATGAAGCACAGGATTTTACTCCATTACAATGGTCAGTTATTTATAAGATGTGTGACAATGTAAAGCGTATCTATTTAGCAGGAGACGATGATCAAGCTATTTATAGGTGGAATGGAGCAGATCCAAAATACTTTACGACTTACTTTCCAGGTCGCAAGGTGGTTTTACGTAAAACACAAAGGTTTGGAGAGGCAATTTACAATTTTGCTCAAATTATACGTAGAGGTATAGTAGATAGTGAAGATAAGCTATATACCCACAATAACAGTCAAAACAACTACGTAAAACGCTATTTAAGCTTCAAAGAAGTGCCTTTTAACGAGCTTAACGGTACTTGGTATGTCCTGGGCCGTATCCATACAACTGTGAACGAATTAAGGGCATCTGCTAAGGATGCAGGGCTATATTATAAGGATAATAAAGGTAACAAATCATTTGATGAAAAACAATGGGAAGCCATAAAAGCATGGACTGCTCTAAATAATGGCAGAAAGATTGGTAAAAAAGCGGCAGAAAACCTGTACAAATATGTGAGGGAAATAAAGGATTCTGATTACAGAACACAAAAATTTTGGTTAAACATACCTGATTACCAAGAGTTTGATTTTAATGATTTAAGAGAATGGGCTGGCTTAGATATGACTGATGAATATCAAAGTAAAGCTTGGTGGTGGATCTTAAAACGTAATTTTAGTCCAAGACAGACAATATATTTTATAAGACTACTAAAAAGATATGGACAAGATGCATTAAATAATGAGCCTAGTATTTTAATTGATACAATTCATTCTGTTAAGGGTGGAGAAGCGAACAATGTTTTAATCTATTCTAAAGCTAATTGGTTATCTGATTTTAACAACAAAAGTAAATTAGAAAAGTCAGATGAGAGTAGAGTTTATTATACAGGAGTAACTAGAGCTAAAGATACAATCCACTTGCTATCAACAGACTATAAGTATAATTATCCTATCGGAAAAGATTATTTAGTTTATTTAAAGGAAAATGAGCAATAAAACATTTTTTAAACAAGTTGGTGGTAAACATTATAAATTAATGAAAATACAACCATCAGTATTTATAAATAAAAATAATTTACCATTCGCAGAAGGCAATGCAATTAAATATATTTGTAGACATAAATTAAAAGGTAAAAAAGAAGATATATTAAAAGCAATTCATTATTTAGAAATGATTTTAGAAAGAGATTATAATGACTAGTCTGCAGTTATCAATGAATTTTAAAAAACATATTTGGTCATGTCCTAATGAGTATAAAGACTTATCTAAATATCCTGAGATAGCAATTGACTTAGAAACTAGAGATGATGGAATTAATGAAGGCCTTGGCGCAGGTTGGGCAACGAACAAAGGNTATGTCANTGGTTTTGCTGTAGCTGTAGATGGTTGGCAAGCATATTACCCATTTAAACATTTAGGTGGTGGTAACATGATCCCTGTGCAAGTAATAAAATATATGAAAGATGTATGTGCATTACCTTGTACAAAGATATTTCACAATGCCCAGTATGATATTGGTTGGTTAGAAGCTATGGGTATAAAAGTAAATGGTCCAGTCGTAGATACCATGATTGCTGCAGCAGTTATTAATGAAAACAGATGGTCGTTTGCCCTTAACAATTTGGCTAAAGAATATTTAGGCGAGATTAAAGCTGAAACTGATTTGAATGAAGCAGCTAGAGATCATGGGGTTGATCCAAAAGCAGAGATGTGGAAGTTGCCTGCAGAGCATGTTGGGTTTTACGCTGAACAAGATGCACGGCTCACGTACCTTTTGTGGCAAAGATTTAAACACGAAATTAATAAGCAAAGTTTAACTACAATCTGGGAAGTAGAATCTGATTTAGTTACTATTTTAATTAAAATGCGTCAGAAGGGAATACGTGTTGATGTAAATAAAGCAGAAATATTAATTAAAGAATTTCAAGTTAAAGAGAAGTTAGCATTACAAGAAATAAAATTATTAATTGGTAAAGATGTAGATATTTGGGCAGCAAGAAGTATAGCTGAGGTATTTGATAAACTAAAGATTGCTTACCCAAGAACAGAAAAAACAGGAGAACCTTCATTTACACAAAATTGGTTATCTAATTCACCACACAAAATATCAAAATTAATAGTGCGGGCCAGAGAAGTAAATAAATTTCATAGTACTTTTTTAAATTCAATATTAAAATTTGAACACAAAGGAAGAATTCATGCTGAAATAAATCAGTTAAGATCTGATGATGGTGGAGCTGTATCCGGTAGACTATCTATGTCTAATCCAAATCTACAACAACTACCAGCTAGAAATAAAGAGTTTGGTCCTTTAATTAGAGGTTTATTCTTACCGGAAGAAGGCTATAAATGGGGATCGTTTGATTACTCACAACAAGAACCAAGAATGGTTGTGCATTATGCTGCATCTATTGGTGAGGGCTATGAAGGATCACAAGAGTTGGTTAAGGCTTACGAAAGTGCAACAGCAGACTTTCATCAAACAGTTGCTGATTTAGTTGGAATTGAAAGAACACAAGCTAAAACAATTGGTTTGGGGTTGATGTATGGTATGGGTAAAAACAAATTAGCTATCTCACTAGGTCTATCTAAAGATGAGGCAACAGATTTGATTGGTAAATACAATCGTAAAGTTCCTTTTGTAAAAATGTTATCTGATAGATGTATGGTTAAAGCTCAAGAAGAAGGAGTAATTAGAACTAAAAAAGGTAGAAAGTGTAGATTTGATATGTGGGAACCAATGGATTTTGGTATTCATACACCTGAAACATTTGAAAACGCATCCGCAAAATACGGTGCTAAAAACATTAAACGAGCATTTACTTATAAAGCATTAAATAGATTGATCCAGGGTAGCGCTGCAGATCAAACTAAACAGGCAATTATAAGTTGTCATGAAGCTGGTTACACACCTATTCTACAAGTCCATGATGAATTGTGTTTTAATATCAAAGATGATAATGATGCAAAAAAAATAAAAGAAACCATGGAAAATTGCATGGAATTTAAAGTACCAAGTGTTGTAGATATAAGTATTGGAGATGATTTTGGACAAGCTTCTTAAAACTAGAGATCAATCTTTACGAACAATTGTACATCCATTATATCAATTGTTTCCTACAAGATTAGAATTAAAATATTATGACGAAATAAAAACAGAAGAAACCCAATACGATTTTAAATCAAAGTTAAAAGAAAATTTAGAAGTTAATGGATTATTGTGTCCAATGATTATAGATCAAAACAATAATTTAAAAAAAAGTATAAATAGATTTACAATTATTAAAAAATTTTCTGATGCAAGTTTATTTTATAAGGCCAAAAGTGAAAAAGAAGTTAATTTTTTTGAAAAATTAAATTTAGTAGTTTGTAAAATGCATCTAGATAATAAACCACCACAAGATTTTCAATTTTTGTTTAGTCCACCAATGCAAAAACACACAGACGAGTGTATCCATCTCCTTCAAGAAGGAGTTAAAAAATAATTTACTAAACTTAAGAAGCGATAGAATCTATTTG